AAAGCATCTAGAAAAGATTGGGAAGAGTCTTACAAAACAGGTTTAGATCTTTTAGGATTTAAATATGAAAATAGAACAGAACCTTTTCAAGGAGCTTCAGGTGCAACTCACCCAGTATTAGCAGAAGCAGTCACACAGTTTCAAGCACAAGCATATAAAGAATTATTACCGGCAGATGGACCAGTAAGAACACAAGTTATTGGACTTAAAAATCCTACAACAGAACAACAAGCTACTCGTGTAAAAGATTACATGAATTATTTAATCATGGATGAAATGAAAGAGTATGAAGCAGAGTTTGATTCTATGTTATTTCATTTACCACTTGCAGGATCTACATTTAAAAAAGTTTATTATGATGTGCCACTAGCAAGAGTAGTATCTAAGTTTGTACCTGCAGATGAATTAGTTGTACCCTACACAGCTACAAGTTTAGATGATGCAGAAGCAATAATACACATAGTTAAGATTTCAGAAAACGAATTAAGAAAACAACAAGTGTCAGGTTTCTATAGAGATGTAGAGTTAGCACCTCCAGGAACTGTAGAAAAAAATGACGTTGAGAAAAAAGAAAGAGAATTAGATGGCACTAAAAAAACTGGTAAACAAGAACCGGTTTATACTTTGTTAGAGTGTCACGTAAATTTAGACTTAGAAGGTTTCGAAGATGTTGGTTCTGATGGAGAACCAACTGGAATAAAATTACCTTACATCGTAACTGTTGAAGAAGGTAGCCGAACAGTTCTTTCTATCAGAAGGAACTATGCGCCCAATGATCTGAAGAAAAATAAGATCCAATATTTTGTCCACTTCAAATTTCTGCCAGGACTCGGATTTTATGGCTTTGGACTCATTCACATGATTGGCGGATTGAGCCGTACCGCAACGGCGGCTCTCCGTCAATTGCTAGACGCAGGAACATTATCTAATTTACCTGCAGGATTTAAACAAAGAGGCGTAAGAGTTAGAGATGAAGCAGCTCCAATACAACCAGGTGAATTTAAAGATGTAGATGCACCAGGTGGTAATTTAAGAGAAGCTTTCTTTCCATTACCATACAAAGAACCATCACAAACATTATTAAATCTTTTAGGTATAGTTGTACAAGCAGGACAAAGATTTGCTGCTATCGCTGACATGCAAGTTGGTGATGGTAATCAAAATGCAGCTGTAGGAACTACGATTGCATTATTAGAGCGTGGATCTAGAGTTATGTCTGCAATACACAAAAGATGTTATGCAGCTATGAAAGATGAATTTAAATTATTATCTAAAGTTGTATCTCAATATCTACCACCAGAATATCCTTACGATGTTGTAGGTGGTCAAAGAAATATTAAACAAGCAGACTTTGATGATAGAATAGATGTTGTGCCAGTTGCAGATCCAAATATATTTTCTATGTCACAAAGAATTACACTTGCACAAACACAATTACAGATTGCAACATCAAATCCTGCATTACATAACATGTATCAAATCTATAGAAACATGTACGAAGCAATCGGTGTTAAAAATGTAGATGCAGTTTTACCACCACCAGCACCAAGTGCACCAATGGACCCAAGTATGGAACACATAAATGCTTTAGCTGGTAAACCTTTTCAAGCTTTTCCTGGTCAAGACCACAGAGCACACATCACAGCACACTTAAACTTTATGTCAACTAACATGGTTAGAAATAATCCTGCAATAATGGGTGCAATACAAAAAAATATACTAGAACATATTAGTTTGATGGCACAAGAACAGGTAGAATTAGAGTTTAGAGAACAACTACAACAAATGATGATGATGCAACAACAAGCTGCAATGAATCCACAAGTACAAGCACAGCTACAAATGCTAAATAATCAGGTTGAAGCAAGAAAATCTGTGTTAATTGCAGAGATGACAGAAGAATTTATGAAGGAAGAGAAGCAAATTACATCACAATTTGACAATGATCCTCTTCTAAAACTAAAATCTAGAGAAGTTGACCTTCGTGCAATGGAAAATGAGCGTAAAAAAGACAACGATAAGGCTCAACAAGACCTTGCAAGAGCAAAATTAATGCAACAAGGTGATATTGCAGAAGAAAAAATGGAACAAAACGAAGATTTAGCTAAATTAAGAGCTGGAGTTAGTCTTGCAAAGACAGGAATTGACCAAGCACAAATAAATATAGACGATTAACATGCCATTAAACAAAAAAGGTAAAAAAATTATGAAATCTATGAAGAAACAATACGGAAAAAAGAAGGGTGAAAAGATATTCTATGCATCTAAGAACAAAGGTGTTATAAAAGGTGTCAAAAAAGGTAAATAACTATGATGAACTATAAAAAATCTAAAGAAGTTAAGATTCCAGAGCAGAATGTAGAGGTAGATCCAAGATCTAAGACTACTGCTGATGGTGCTTTTAATTATCTTCCTACTGGAGACAAGGAAAAGGTTAGAGGTACTAAAAGAATGTTAGCTGAAAAGAAAAAAGAAGCTACTTGGTACTAAATTATGTGGTTATCGGCGATTAAATTAGCCGTTTCTGCTGGTAGTAAAATTTATGCTAACAAGCAGAGAACGAAGATGGCAATGTCAGAAGCACAGCTTATGCATGCTGAAAAAATGGCCCGTGGCCAGGAAGCTTACCAGGGTAAATTGTTAGAAGCTAGACAATCAGACTGGAAGGACGAGGCAGTTTTGATAATTCTTAGTTTGCCCGTGTTGGTGCTCGCATATGCAGTTATATCGGATGACCCAACAGCGATGGACAAGGTAAAATTGTTTTTCGAGATGTTCTCGCAGCTTCCGTCATGGTTCACAAATTTATGGATCCTTGTAGTCGCGAGCATATATGGTATAAAGGGTACACAAATATTCCGTAATGGAGGAAAAAAATAATGACTATAGTAAGTAAACCTTGGAAAATTTATAATGCAGCTAAAAAAGCTTTTACAGGTGGTGCACAAAAAACTACAGGCACTGGAGCTATTAATACGACTAACATATCAACAAATTTAAAAGAGTTTCAAAAACACAAAGAAGATATAATTAAATCAACTGATAAATATGGTAAGGGTTTAAGTGACGAGGGTAAAATTAACGTTAAAAAAGCCGTTGCCCCTGCACTTTCAAAACTTTCTAAAATAACACAAAAGAAACCAGTAGAAAAAAAAGCTAAAGGTGGCAGAGTTGGATTAAAAAGTGGAAATGGTTTTCCTGATTTATCTGGTGATGGTAAAACTACATTTAAAGATATTTTAATTGGTAGAGGTGTTATTAAAAAAGGTAAGAAAAAAACTATGATGGCTAAAAAATCTAAAACACCAATGGATAAAGCTGTTAGAAAAGATAAAAAGAACAAGAGGATTATATAATGGCAAAACTATGTCCAAGAGGTAAGGCCGCAGCGAAGAGAAAATTTAAAGTGTATCCATCAGCATATGCTAACATGTATGCATCAGCAGTATGTTCAGGTAAAGTTACACCAGGTGGTAAAAAAAATCGTAAGAAAAAAATGGGTGGTGGAATGGCTCAAAGAGGATTAGGTAGAGCTTTTATGAAAGGCGGTAGAGTATAATGTCAGAGTATATAACTAGAAAAGATAAAAAAGATCCGGAAGAATTTGAATCAAAATACATTCAAAGAAAAAAGAAAAAAATTAATTTGGATGAAATTGTTTCTAAAGCTTTAAATAAAGAAGAAGATAAACCAAAATACATAACTAAAAAACAAAAATTTATAACTAAAAAATCTCCAGAAGAAATTAGAGAAAGAGAAATGACAAGAATAAATAAAATGGGTGGTGGAAGAATAATGTATAAGTCAGGAATGAGAGTTTGTAAGTTAGCTAAAAGAGGGAAAGGCAAAGCTTACGGAAAGAATTCGTAATGAGAACCTACTATTCAAAAGGTGGAGGACTTAGAGAATGGGTCAAACAAAACTGGGTAGATATTGCGAACAAGCGAAAAGATGGCTCTTACCCGAAATGTGGAAGAAGTGGTGGAGAAAAAAGAAAAAATTATCCAAAATGCGTGCCTATTGCAAAAGCAAGAGCGATGAGCAAAGGGCAGCGTGCGGGTGCCGTAAAAAGAAAACAAGCAGTAGCGAATACAGGCCCTACACCTAGTAGAGCTGCAACATTCGCTAAAAAGAAAAAGAAAACGGCGTAATGAGAAGACAAGATCGACAACCACCTAAAACTAAAAAATATTTCAGATCTACAAAATCTGGAGCAGGGATGACTAAAGCTGGGGTCGCCCGATATAGAAGAGAAAATCCCGGCAGTAAACTAAAAACAGCGGTCACTGGCAAGGTCAAGCCAGGATCAAAAGCTGCGAAGAGACGTAAGTCCTTCTGCGCAAGAAGCGCCGGCCAAATGAAAAAGTTTCCAAAAGCTGCAGCTGATCCTAACTCAAGACTAAGACAGGCTCGCAGAAGATGGAAATGTTAAATGGCAGACCCTAAAAAAGGCACAGGCAAAAAACCAAAAGGTTCAGGAAGAAGACTCTACACAGACGAAAATCCTAGAGATACAGTTAAAATAAAATTTGCAACACCAGCAGACGCAAGAGCGACTGTTGCAAAAGTCAAACGTGTAAACAAACCGTTTGCAAGAAAAATACAAATACTAACAGTTATGGAGCAAAGGGCTAAAGTTATGGGTAAAAGTCAAGTTGCTTCAATTGCTAAGAAAGGAAAAGATGCAATTAGAAAACGTCATAACAAGACTGCTTAGGTTTATAGATACCAGAGTAGATGCTTTATCAATATCAGTCACGTCCGGTAGTGTTGACAATATGGAAAAGTATAGATATATAATAGGACAAATAAATGGCCTAGAGGCCGTCAGACAGGAACTCTCTAACCTGCTAGAAGATAAGGAGCAAAATGAAAAAGGAACAGTCATCGATATTAACACCAAACAATGATTTAATTGGTGTAAAAAAATCAAAAACAGAAGAACCAAAATTACCAAAACCAACAGGTTGGCGACTTTTAGTTTTACCTTTTAAGATGAAAGAAAAAACTAAAGGTGGATTAGTATTAGCTGAAACTACTTTAGAGAAGCAACAAGTTGCTTCACAAGTAGGATTAGTTATGGCTATGGGTCCAGATTGTTATGCCGATAAAGAACGGTATCCAGAAGGTCCATGGTGTAAGGTAAAAGATTGGGTTATGTTTGCACGTTATGCAGGCAGCCGAATCAAAATAGATGGTGGTGAAATGCGTCTGCTAAACGACGATGAAGTGTTAGCAACAATTGATAGTCCAGAGGACATCTTGCATGAGTTCTAAACATAGGAAGGAGTAAGCTATGCCAGACGAAGAAAAGAAAACGGTTGATATTGATACATCGGGTCCCGATGCTACGGTAGATATCGAAGAACAAAAAGACGAGTCCGTTGTAGAAACGGAAGCGCCGAAACAAGAAACAGAAACAGAAGAACCAGTAAAACAAGAATCACAAGACGATAAACTAGAAGAATACAGTAAAGGTGTACAATCTCGTATTGCGAAATTAACTCGTAAGATGAGAGAAGCAGAGAGAAGAGAACAAGCTGCTATTGAGTATGCTAAAGGTGTAGAGGAATCTAGAAAAGCATTAGAGTCTAAATTTAAAAAAACTGATGCAGATTATGTTAAAAAGTTTGAGTCTAGTATTTCAACAGGCATGGAGGCAGCACAAAAAGAATTAGCTGCAGCTATAGAGTCTGGTGATTCTAAGGCTCAAGTTGAGGCAAACAAGAGAATAGCGACTCTTGCTTTTGAAAATGCAAAACTTGAACAAGCTAAAGCAGCACAAGAAGTTCAAACAGAGCAACTAAAAGCACCAACTCTTCAACAACCTCAAACTCAAAACTTACCGGATACATCGGATCCTATAAACCCAGATCCTAAAGCAGAAGCCTGGGCAGCAAAGAATTCATGGTTTGGTACAGATAGAGCTATGACATACACTGCGTTTGAAATACATAAGGATCTTACTGAAAAAGAAGGGTTTGATCCTAAATCTGACGAGTATTATGCAGAGGTTGATAAACGTATTAGAGTTGACTTTCCGCATAAGTTTGGTACAAATGACAACAAGCAATCGACCGCCCCTGTTCAGACAGTGGCTTCAGCTAATAGAAGCGTAAAGCCTGGTCGCAAAACTGTGAGACTCACTTCTTCACAGGTAGCAATAGCTAAAAAATTAGGAGTGCCACTCGAAGAATACGCAAAACAATTAAAAAACACGGAAGGAGCGTAACATGAAAAAAGACGAACAAAATACTTCACGTGCGAACCAAACACGGTCAAAGTCTGAAAGACCAAAAGTGTGGGTTCCACCATCATCTCTAGATGCACCCCCTGCACCTGACGGATTCAGGTACAGATGGATAAGAGCAGAGAGCGTTGGTTTTCAAGATACTAAAAATGTATCCGGACGATTAAGAGAAGGATACGAGTTAGTTAGATCTGAAGAAATCGAAAATGCATCTGATTATCCAGTCGTCGAAGACGGCAAATACAAGGGGGTAGTTGGGGTTGGTGGCCTTCTTCTTGCGAAGGTACCAGTCGAGATCGCGAAGCAGAGACAAGAGTATATGTCGAATAGACATAAGGAACGTGACGAAGCAGTAAACAACGATCTTATGAAGGAGCAGGACCAGAGGATGCCTATCAATGTTGAGAGGCAGTCTCGTGTAACCTTCGGTGGTACGAAAAAGTAATTTTAAATATCATCGATACAATTAATAACCTGTACTGGAGGCCTGTAAGGGCAGGTACATTAAGGAGAAACGACAATGGCTAATAGAAACAGCGCGGGATTCGGACTTGTTGAGGCAATGAGAGTTGGTAATACACCTTCTATTCAAGGTCAATCTAAGTACGATATAGATGCTGGTGAGTCTAACGCTATTTTCCACGGAGAGCCGGTAAAAGTAGATATTTCTACTTCAACTGGTGGTTATATTGTAACTGCAGCGGCTGGAACTGCTATGGTTGGTGTTTTAAATGGAGTAGTATTTACAGATGCTACTACTAAGAAACCAACTTTTAGTAACTTCTACCCAGCAGCGACAACTCCTGCGAATAGCGAGGATATCACTGCATTTGTAAATGATGATCCGTTTCAAGAATACATCATTGCAACAGACGCTACTCTAGGCGGCACGTTAGCATTAAGAAAATCAAAAATTGGTTTAACTTATGCTACAACTGCAGCAGCGGGTAGTACAGCGACTGGAAAATCTTCTATTCAACTAGGTATCTCAACTGCAGCAACAACTGCTAAGCAATTGAGAATGGTAAGAGTAGCTGAAGATCCAGAAAACAAAGATCAAACAGCAGCTAACTGTTCAGTAGTTGTAAAGGTGAACTTACACCAATACACTGTTGGATCATTGGCGACAGGCATATAAGGAGTAATAAACTATGGCTATATCACGATCACAACTAGTTAAAGAACTAGAGCCGGGTTTGAATGCTTTATTCGGCCTGGAATATAAAAGGTATGAAAATCAGCATGCTGAGATTTATACTAACGAGAACAGTGACAGAGCTTTTGAAGAAGAAGTTATGTTATCTGGTTTCGCAAACGCACAAGTAAAAGGTGAAGGATCAGGAGTATCTTTTGATCAAGCACAAGAAACTTTTACAGCGAGATACACTCACGAGACTGTAGCTCTAGCATTTGCAATCACAGAAGAAGCTATCGAAGACAATCTTTACGATAGACTTGCTTCTAGATACACAAAAGCTTTAGCAAGATCTATGAGTAACGCTAAACAAGTAAAAGCGGTAGAACCTCTAATTCAAGGTCTTCCTTCAACGGATAACTTTGATTCAGGTGATGGCGTTAGCTTGTTTAACACATCTCACCCAACAGTAGCTGGTACTTTCAAAAATACTTTGTCTACTCAAGCAGACCTTAACGAAACATCATTAGAGCAGTCTATGATTGACATCGCTCAAATGACAGACGAAAGAGGTTTAAGAATTGCAGCAAGAGGAGTTAAAATGATAATTCCTTCTGAGCTTCAATTTACAGCTGAGAGATTGATGAAGTCACAAGGAAGAACTGGAACAGCTGATAACGATATTAATGCTATCGTATCAATGGGTATGATTCCACAAGGTTATAGAATCAACAACTACCTAACTGATACAGATGCGTTCTATATCTTAACAGACATTCCAAATGGAATGAAAATGTTCACAAGAGCTCCATTGACAACTGCAATGGAAGGTGACTTTGATACTGGAAACGTCAGATACAAAGCTAGAGAAAGATACTCATTTGGAGTATCAGACCCTAGAGGTATCTTCGGTGTTGAAGGTGCGTAATCAATAAATTTTGTGGCGGGACATAGTTCCGCCACATTTTAAAACTAGAAAGAAAAAATGCCCATTAAACAATTCAGAGTACAAATTTATGCATATCAAATGCACGCTGATTTTGTTATAGAAAGCGTCGATGCACCATTAGATATCGAAAATGCCATAGTTGACAAACTAGGAAAAAAAGATATAAAATGGGATTATCTTGGAGAAATGAACGATCCCAAGGTTAAACGAATAACCTATGAGGAGGTTATCGATGGAGAACATGATGCAACATCTAAACGACCTTTACACGAAGAAGAGAGGTCTGGATCTCGAATGGGAGCAGGAGCATCTTAAAGAGGGTAGATATACTCTCAATATGGTTAAGATTGACAGAAGAGTCAGAGAAGTAATTAGCCATATAAAACTTGCAGAAGCTCAAAAAGAGCATATGCAAAATAAGATTGAAAGTTCTGCACCTGAAGTTTCTGTAGCTACTTAATAAAAAAGCTACATCGTTGGAAAAATCCACTCCGCACTACAAGCTCTCTTGCGCTCTACTCAAATCTGCTATATAAACTAATCACTATACAATTAATTAGAATACTGACGCGTATAGTCGACGGCCTAGAGACAGTATTCGGAAAACTAGGAGGATATAATTATGGCTAAAACTACATTTTCAGGTCCAGTACTTGAAGGAAAAGAAGGTGTAAACATTGAAACTAAAGCTTCAAACTACACTGTAGTAACAGGTGATTCAGGAAAAACTTTTGTTTCTGAAACAGACGGAGTTGTATTTACATTACCAGCAATCGCAGTTGGTTATGTATTCAAGTTTGCAAACAATGCACCTGACGGAGCAAACGCTCTAACGATCAGTCCTAATGCATCTGATGGAATCACTTATGCTGGTTCATCTACAGATGATAAAGACTTAATCAATACAAAAGCCACTTCTAAACAAGGGGACTTCGTTGTTATTGCATCTTTAGATGGAACTACAGCATGGCAAGTTACTCAAGTTAGAGGAACTTTTGCTAAAGAATCGTAATAG